CGGACTTTGCCGTAACGCTCGTAGTTAGGGTTAAGCCAGTTAATGATGCTAGGCAAGACTGACACTAGAGCGGCATTTGCAATCGCATTGAGGTCGAATCCCACCGCTAAGTAAGTTGCTAGGGCTGTCGCTAGGAATGTCTTTGCCCAACTTTCGGCCATCTTCTTTAGGTCGCTCATTCTTGTCTCCTTCTAGGTCAAAGTAACTGCTGTCTTTGTCTCCCAAAGTTGTAAAGCTAATATGGAAATGAGAACGATGAGGATTAGGGCCTGTGTATTTACGCCGCTTCCAACCCAGTATTGGGCTCATAATCTTGCCATCATAGATAATATATTTGATGCGCTTATCGCCCTTCTTAGCTAACTTACGAATCTTCTCCACCAACGCATAAGCTTCTTCCTTATGTGATGATAAGTCAGAATCAATATCTATAGCTCTAACAATTCCATTGACTGGTATATGGTCAGAATTGCCTTTAGCAAGATGACGAGCATCAGCAATCCAGCCGTCAGACTTACGATCCCTATCAGGATAATCGTCATCTATCTGCTCGCGTAACTGAACACCTGCTGCGCATAGTCGGGCCATTAGGAAAGTAGAAGTTTTGCTTCTTCTTCAGTTATGCCTAACTTCTCTAGCAGTTCGGCCTTCTTAGCGGCTTTAGCAGCTTTGGCAGCATCTTCTTTAGCTCTGGCCACTTTAGCTGCATCAAATATTTCCATCTCGTCATCGTTGTATTCGCGAACTATCACCTCGCCAGTTTCAAGATTGGTTATGCAGGTTTTTGGTCTGTCGCTCATTAGTTCACTCCGTAAAGTTTAATTGTGCCAGCCTTCAAATTGACGGCATCTCCAGATTCTAATTTAATGCTTGTTATTGCGCCTGTGTTATCCCAGCCACCAGAGAACATTCCAGTCCAAGTGACACCACCTGATCCGCTGCCCCAGACTCCGCTGCATTGTTTATAACCAGCCCCAGCATAATCTGGAAAGTGCATAATTATATGACCGCGATAACGAGTTACATCAGCGTTTCTAGCAAAGTGAAATCCGGTGCGAATTGTATCTACTGTGTTATTGCCTTCGGCGTAAAAGCTAGTATTTTGCTTTGAGTGAATTCCATAATAATAATTATTGGCTGTATCTCCATTAAATTGGACTTTAAAATAATCATTGCCAGTTGAAGCGCTTTGCAAACTAGTAGCCACAATTACTAATTCTTTGTAAGTGCCAGCAATTGAGGTAAAAGTGTAGTTAGTAACTGTGTCATTTAAAGTCTTAGTGTCAATAAGAGTCATACCGCCAGCAGCGGCTGTAGCCCAACTTGGAACACCAGCCGCGACTGTTAAAACTTGGCCAGTAGTGCCAATGGCTAAACGAGTATTTGTGTTAGCTGTGGCCGAGCGATATTCAATATCACCTAGAGTTGTTGATGGGTTTAAATTCTTTGTTGTTGTATCTACCGAGCTCCCAAGTGTTCTAATGGCAGATGCGCCATCTTTGACTAGCGCGGTATCGTCAGGCGTAGTCCATCCGTAATTTGTTGTCGTTGCCATTTATTCTCCTATGCCACTATTGTAGCGTTAAGCCAAGTCAAATCGGGTAGAAGTGTGTTGAAGGTTTCAACGGCTGGGACATCATTCCAGCGCATTGCTTGGAGACTATAAGCGATAGGGGAGACATTTAGGGTTAAAGTCAAGGAATTGAGGAAAGCCGTCCAAGTCCAGCCCTCGACAAATCCCTGAAATTCTCCGTTGCCCATATTGGCAGGGAGATTTACTATATTTAAAGGCATACCCATAAAGACGCCTAAAAGAGAGTTTCGGTCTGCGTCATCAATTTCTGAGCTGCCGATTGGAAAACTAATCGTAGGTAGCTGATATTGCGGATAAGCCCTAAGACTTAAATAAAATTCGGCTTGATCCTCAGCATCGGCTAAATGCCTTAAAGTAGTTTCTACCTCAGCGGCTAACTCGCCATAAATAGCAATTGAATCAGGGTTAGAATCTGTTGCGATTTGATCGCTATCAGCACCATAAAGAACTGTTAGCGCATTTCTTACATCCCCAGCTCGCTTCACTATTTGTAGCCCTGCGCCAAAGGCGTGATTGCCATCTAAATCAACATAGCCATAAGTTGCTAGATAATTTGTCCTATGGGTCGAATCTGCATATCCAATGCGACCTTGAGCATCTTCATAAACATAACCAAGGCCAGAAATGGCAGCCGCTGAAACTAAATCATAAACTGTGTCACTTACCCCTGTTTGACTATGCAGCTCGTAATTTCCAGGAATATCAACTTCACCTAAGCCAGTATTAAGAGCATCTTCCCATTGTTCAGTTGGGTCATAGGTTGCCCAAGTCAAAGCTGCTGGGACTTCATTCCAACTCCCCAAAACGACATCTTCCAATAATTCTAAGATTCTATCGCCGTCAAATTGATGGGAAAGATTGCCAGAGAACACAGCTCTATTTAATCTAGCCAAAGCTCCAACTGCAATGATATTAATTCTCTGGCTTAAGGCTGTAGATCCCGAAGTGGCAACCACAATGCTTAAGTCAGTGATAAATCCGCCAAAAAGAAAAACATAATTTGATGAAGCATTTAGAACTTCAATTGTCACTGAGTCATTAATCTCATAACCAACTTGGGTTGAGTTAGTTTCTAATAAACTCAAATTGCAATAACCTGCAACGGGTTGCGAATAAATATCAAATCTACCCGAGGTTATTGTCAAACCGCTTAAAGTAGCTGTAGTAACTGTTGATCCATTTACCTTAACTCGATAAGTTGGACTCCATAAGGTCATCGCTCTAGGACGCCTAAACCGCCGCCGTTTCGCCTTTGGCTACTGTTCAAGGCTAATATGACTGCTCTGGTAAATCCTTCTTCATCAATAACCGAAGGTGCATTTACATTTATTATTACATTTCCGCGCTCATCAGCTCGTCTTACACCAGCGACATCAAACGATCCAGTTCCTGCTATTCTTTTAATAAAATTAGCTTCGCTAACTTGCTCAATTAGAGTAGGCGTAGTTCCACCTAAACCAGTTCCACTTGCTGTTTTTAATCCAGCGCTAGTTCCGGTATTTGACGCAGTTCTGCCTGTTGCTATTTGTAGACCGCTTCCAGAAGAGGATGCTGCAATACCAGCATTTATTGCTGCATCACTTACTCCTTTAGCTTCGGGTGTATCGCCACTACGAGCTAAAGCATTTGCGCCAGCTAATACTAGAGCTGCACCAGCTAACGCTGCACCGCCTAGCAATGGATTTAAAGCAAATGCGGCTGCTACTCCAGCCACTATAGAACTAGCCTTTAATAAATTGTAGGCTCTTATAAGTCCATTAATTAATGCAATTGTGGCCGTTACGGCTGCTGCTATTTTAGATACCACAAAAACTGTAGCAATAACGCCAGCAAGAATAAGCAATTCATCTTTAAGATCAACGACTGTGTTGATAATGCCATTGATTTTTTTGCCCCAATCAATTGCTGTCTTTTGAGAATCGGTCAATGCGTCATCAAGCTGACCCTGACCTGTCAAGCCATAGATAAAAGCTTCTAAAGTTGGAATAAAATAAACTAAAAGGAAGTCAGTTAATTCTTGAACTACTGGGAGCAAAGCTGCTCCAATTGATTCCTTAGCCTCATCAAGAGCGATTTTTACTCGCTCCATTTGTTTAGCTGTTGTCTCAGATTCATTCTCCGCAAAGTTGCCAAAAGTATCAGTTAGGTCTTTAAAGGTTTGATCAAAGCTTTGGCTTTTAAGCGTTGTGGTATCAATACCTAACCCCAATTTGCCAAGGGCTGTGGTATTGCCATCGTAGGCTCGACCTAAAGCATTAGATATTGTTTCAAGTGGCTTGCCTGTGGCAGCACTTAAATCTAGTGCCAAATTCAACAGTTTCTGAGCTTCTTCTACATCTTGCGTTGATCTTACTAACCGAGTAAATGCAGGGCGTAAGTTATCGTCTGTTACGCCAACCGCTATCGAAGTTTGTTTAATATAATCTTCAACGCCAGCAATTTGTTTTGCTGTAGCGCCAGTAGTAGCTTCAATAGTTTCGGCTAATCGGCGCTGAGCTGTTTCATCTTCGGCAGCTGCCTTAACTGCGCTAACTGCAAATGCTCCAATAGCCGCACCAGCAGCGGCAAATGCAAGGGCGGCTTTTTTACCAAATTCACCCATTCTATCGCCAAAACTATCTACCTCTTTAGAACCGGTTTTTAAATTCTTTTGTAGGTTATCAATATCGGCTAATATAGATAATTTGAGTGTTCTTGACCCAGCCATTATTTATCCCACTCTTTAGCAACTAAATTAAATGCTTCTTCCCACTTGTTAATTAAATCGGGTTGAACTCTTCTCAGAGTTGGCCAAATAAAAATTCCCGTATTACCTCGCAAACCAAATTTTGGCGTTCTAGGCAAGAATTGTTTTTGCCTTCTTGCGCCAAATTCAACACCTGCCAGAATACCTTTTTGCCCAGCCGATTGACCTTCATTTAATTGAGTAGTTGCGCCGCCACTAAATCTTTGACTAGCAAAGCCTAAACCAAATTCACCTATAACAGAACTTTTACTAATTCTTACGCCTTCAGCAATTCTTCTTGCTTGCTTAGGTCTAGGGTGATTGCTAGCTGCGTTTTTAATTTCTTTTACAGCAAAATCAACTAGATCAGAACTAACTCGGCGAGCTTGTTCTTTCGCCTCATCGCCCATTGCCCTAATTACTTTGGCAATCTTGTTTAGCTCAGATTTGTTATACTCAAAGACGCGCTGAGTTTCGTTTGGGCTACTCATTCGCGTTCATCTCCTTTATCAGCTCGACTGCTGTTGCTACATCGTCCCAATCATCCCAATATTGCATTGGAATACCAGTCTTAATAGCAACTATTACCAGTAGCCGCCTTACGCTGTCGGGCTGATGGCTTTTGGGTCATCGTTGCCAGTCCTTACATCGGCAACAGTTTCCATCCAGACATCAAAGGACTTGACTGGCTTCCAAGCACTTTCGCGCTTATGAGCGTTATATGCCAAGAACATTAAATCCCATATTCCTATATTGTCTTGCGCCTTTGTGATTGTGTGACCTGTGGTCTTTTCCCACTTGGCCCACTCTGGCGGTTGAGCAACATAGGTAGCGACTTCGCCGCCGTTATATTCAATTGTAATTGATAATTTCATAGCTCCCGATGCTCCGATCTATTAGCTGAAGTTCTCTGTTGGTGTTCCAACTACTGTCATCGTCCAAGTGTCGGTAAGTGCTCCAGGAGCAGCTCCACCAGCAGTTGGGAAGATTGGCAATACGCTGAAAGTAAATACTGCGCCAGTTGCAGCTGTGAAAGCAACTGTCAGTGTAGTGTTAGGTGATGTTTCAGCATCAGCCCACATTGCTTCGAATAGAGAGCTTGCAACTCCCCAATCCTGTAGCAATTCAATTGCGAATGTCCATTG